ATTAAATCTTATTGAAATTAACGAAAATATATTATTTATTCCTAGCTGCGAAAATAGATTGAATTTATCTCGTGGAGGTAAGAAAGGCAAGCCAACCAGGGAAAGTATTAATAACCTAAATAATCAAAATAAAAAACCTATATCGGAACCTATGTCGGAACCTACCTCGGAACCTACCTCGGAACAAAGAGAAATAGAAAGTGAAATAGAAAGAGAAAGAGAAAGAGAAATAGAAAGTAAAAAGGAAATAAATATAAAAGATATTAAACTTTATTTTTTTGAAAATGGCTACTCTGAATCTTCTGCTAAAAAGTTTTATGATTATTATTCAATTTCTAAATGGAGGGATGCTAAAGGTAACAAAGTTAAAAATTGGAAGCAGAAAGCACAAGCTGTTTGGTTTAAACCCGAAAATGAAATAAAAGATTCAACTAAAATTAAAATGGTTTACTAATGGAAATCAAAGTAATTAACCTGGCAGACCGTAGCGAATATGTCATACAAGCTAACAAATTAGGAGAAAATATAATGCTTTGCCCTGTTTGTTCTCACCAAAGAAAAAAGAAAACCGATAAATGTTTTAGCTTCAATCTTACAAAAAATGCAGGAAGGTGCAACCATTGTCAAGTTGTTTTAGTAGAAAAAAAAGATAAATTTGAGAAACGCACACAAATTGAATATAAACGACCTTTATTTAAAAGTGGCACTAACTATTCACTTGATGCTCAAAAGTTCTTCACAGCCCGTAAAATTAGCGAAAAAACACTATTAGACTTTAAAGTTTCTGAAGGAATTGAATGGATGCCAAAAAATAAGGCAGAAATTAACACTATTCAATTTAATTATTTTCGTAATGGAGAATTAATAAATATTAAATATCGAGGTAAAAGTAAAGATTTTAAATTATTTAAAGATGCTGAATTGATATTTTATAATTTAGATTGCACTATTGATAATGAAACTATTATAATTGTTGAGGGTGAAATGGATTGCTTAACAATGGCTGAATCGGGTTATAAAAATTGTATTTCAGTACCCAATGGAGCTGGAATTGGCAAAATTAATTTTCAATATTTAGATAACTGCATAGAATCATTTTCTGATAAAACACAATTTGTTCTTGCATTAGATAACGATGGGCCAGGTATAAATTTACAAAACGAATTAGCTCGAAGATTAGGGTTTGAAAACTGCACTTATGTTAGGTTTAAAGATTGTAAAGATGCTAACGAATGTTTAATTAAATATGGTATTCAAGGCATAATTGAAGCCATGTCAGAACGTAAAGAATTCCCGATTGAAGGTGTTTTTAATGCAAATGATATTACTGATGACATTTATAATTATTATAATAATGGTTTACCTAAAGGTGATGGTATTGGAATGGCTGAATTTGATATGTTTGTTAAATTTCAACCTGGATACTTAACTACAATTACAGGTATACCTGGTCATGGTAAATCTGAATTTTTGGACTTTATCCTAACAAGATTGAATATTAGTCATAATTGGAAGATAGCTTTATATTCTCCCGAAAACCATCCACTTGAATTACATTTTAGTAAGTTTGCTGAAAAAATAAGTGGTAAAGCATTTGAGGGATTTAATAGAATATCAAGTGATGAATTAAAACAAATGATTGATTATCATGCTAATAACTTTTATTTTATTAATCCTTCAGAAAACTTTGAATTAGAAAGTATCTTAGCAGCTGTAAAATCTTTAGTAAGGAAAAAAGGAATTAAAGCATTTGTTATTGATGCATGGAATAAATTAGATCATAAATATAATGGTAACGAAACTAAATATATAAGTGAGCAACTGGATAAGATAGTTATGTTTTGTGAAAAAAATAAAGTACATTGTTTTTTAGTGGCTCATCCAACAAAAATAACTAAGGATAAAAATACAGGATTATTTGAGATTCCAAATTTATATTCGATAAGTGGTTCTGCTAATTTTTATAACAAGACATCAAATGGTATAACTGTTTATCGTAACTTTGAAACAAATCTAACTGAAGTTTATATACAAAAGGTTAAATTTAAACATTGGGGACAAACTGGATGCTGCATATTTTCTTGGGATCGTATTAATGGAAGATATTATAAAGGGATGCCAAATTATGATAATTGGATTAAATCAAATAAAACTGAAAATAACGAAGAATTTTTAAATCAAGGAATAGTTATAAACAAAGATGAAGCACCTTTTTAATTATGAATAAGAAAATTAAAGTTAAATATTTAAAATTAGGCAGAGAGAATATTTGGGGCCTTGCTCATTGCGGACTTAATCTTATCGAACTTGATATACGTTTGAAAGGTAAAAAGCATTTAGAAATATTAACTCATGAAAGTTTACATATATTACTTCCTGAACTGGAAGAAGATGACATTGTGAAGCTCAGCGTAATATTAACAAAAACTTTATGGTCTGAAGGATATAGAAAAATAGATAACAATAATGATATGCAATTACAAGATGGAAGTAAGTAGTATATTATCCACAAAAACAAACTTAATGTAGAAACTAACCAACAAATGAATGTAACCGATTTTAACAAAGTAATTGAAAAAAGAATTGATTTGATTAAAACTATTATGTTATCGAAAGGCAAAGAATATTCAACCGATTCCGATAAGTTCCATAATTTTAAACAGTCAGTAGGTATTAGCTTTCATACATGCCCCGAAAAAATAGCTTGGGAGTTTGCTGTTAAACACTTTCAATCTATTAAAGATACTTTGGATGCTGTTGATAATGGAGCTGTAAACTATACCGATAAATATATTGAGGAGAAAATAGGGGATGCAATTAATTATCTTATTCTTATTGAGGGTATGTTAAAAGAACGATTATATGACAAACATATCGATAATTGATATATATCGCATACTAACGTTTTGCAGCTTGGCGTAGTTTGCGTTGGAATGTGGGTTGGGAATTGCGCTAAGGTGCTGTTATGTTGGTGCGGTGGCAAGTGTGTAAGGCAGTTTTATTTTATTAATTTTTAAAAAAGCGAAGGCAAATGAAGATAATTGAAAATGTTACATTATACAGTTGCGAACACTGTAAACGTAAAATGCAAAGAAAACACGCAATGATATTGCACGAGCAACATTGTGGTAAAAACCCTAAAAATTGGAGTGCTTGTAGTGGTTGTGCTTTTATGAAGGAAGGGCAAACAGAAGTTTATTACCAAGACCCTGACGGAGAAAGTAAAAGCTATGCAAAAACTTTTCATTGCGAAAAATTTAATAAGGACTTATATCCTTACAAAGTAGTAAGAAAAGGACTATTAGAAAAATACCCCGAAAGTTTTGATGGAATGGAACAAATGCCAACCACTTGCGAAGGATGGAATTATACTAAGTAACGGTGCGTAGGCTTTTAAAAATTAATAAAATAAAATTGAACATAACTACTTGATAAAACTAATAAATGTAACTCAAATATGAGACAACTAACTAAAATTAAAACAATTAGATTTACTGAACAGCAAATGAATAGTTTAAATATTTTACAAAATTATGGAGTTAATGTAAATCAATTTATCCGTTTGGCTATCAAAGAAAAATTACAAAAAGACTGGAAATCTATTAAAGAAAAAAAAGACAAATTTTGTCCTTTTTAAAGCTAACTACTTAATTAAAGCAAAAACTAAACAGGATACTCCGAAAATAATACTGATTCCTTTTAAACGCTTTTGTTTCTTTACCTCCAAACTCAAACCTTTCATTTGAATAGTTAGTGATTTGTTTTCTTCATCTTTAAACTTGATTATACTTACTTGGTTTCCGATAATAGTTTGTAACTTATCTTCATTCTTTTTATATAAATTAACTTGGCTAACTTTTAAAATTAGTTGTTGTTGGCATAATGAATCCGATAAATAGTAGGTTTCAGCTTTATGGTATTGTTTTGCTAAGAACTTAGCTTTATCGGAGCTAAAACAAATTAAAGTATCTTTGTTATTTATAATTAAACTTTGAGAATATGCTGTCAAATTCAGCAACAAGGTTATTATTATTAAGCGAATAAATTTCATTTACTTTGGTTTTATATTTAATTATTACAATTTGTTTTTTAACCTCCAATAAGTTTAGTTCCTGAGTGTATTTATCAATAATTAATTTATTATTTTTAATATCGGAATATAAGCTATCATTAACTTTATTTAAACTATCTACTTCATTTCTAAAGTTTCTAATTATACCCAGTTCGTTGTAAGGAGAATA